CTGAAATTGGGCAATGCTACGCGGAACGCCATCAGCAGGGCCTCTGGATGAGGACATAGCCGCAGGACACTGCAACACCGCCCGCCGAATAGCCCTTGATCGTCGCAATGAACGCCGCCGAACGCCAAGTGGCCGGGCTGGGCGTCCAGGTGATCGAAGGCGACGCGGCGGTGCTGTAGTCGGCCGAAATCCCCGGATTGACCATGCTCGCGCCGTTCGTGAGCGTGATGTTCGTTCCGCCCGACTGGGTTCGGCCCGCCGAGTCCCAGCCATAGGCCGCGAACGCTGTGTCGTTGCTGTTCAGCGAGCCCAGCGACGACGTGCGCGCCGCCGTGCTGTTCTGGTAAGCTCCCGCGCCGCTAGAGCTCGAGATCGGCGTGGTCTGGTCGGTATTGTCCCAGACCACGGCCGCGACGGCGTAGATGTTGTTCGATCCGCTTACCGCGATCGTGCCGGCAACCGATGACGACGTGTCGCCCAGCGCCAAATACCACAAGCCGGTATCCGAGCTGTAGCCCGAATAGCCCGCGCCGCCCTGGCTGACGCGCGCGCCGGTCGCTTCCGTCAGCGCGACTGCCGAACCACCCGAAGGCGTCCACGTGACTCCGGTGATGATCGACGACAGCACCGCCGAGTTGCCGCCGTCATACGCGTGCACGGCAACCGAGATCATCGCGTTGGACAGCCCCGCAGGGACCGTCAGCGACCCGGTGGCGCTGGTGACCCGCAGCGAACGCCAGCTTGTGCTTGCTTGGACGGTAGGGCGCGCCACGGCGATCAGCCCGTTGGCGGGATCAGCCCCAGCCGAGCCGCAGCGTAGTCCACGAGGATCGCGCGCAGGGTGGCAGAAGCAGCGTGGCAGTAGCCCGCCTGGGCGTTGAGCGCGCTCGCCGCATCAGGCGACGGCGCCCCGCCTGCCAACTGGGTGAGCGAGACGGTCCAGGCGTCGATACCGTCGGCAAAGCGCGCCATGCCCGCCGCGATCTGGTCGAGCTGCGCGAGCTGGTCGGCAGCTTCGGGCGGGCCGATGTAGGACGGGTTACCTGCAGCCACGCGCGCTGCGTTGACCGCGACGTGCGCCATGTAGCTATCGTAGTTGGTGCGGACCTCCCGCGTCGCTTGGGCCAGCCCCGCGAAGTCGCCATTGGCAACGAGTGGCGCGAGCGCTTCCAAGAGCGTGCGGCCTTGGGCGGAGACGCGCAGCCGCGCCGCGCGATACGCCTGGTAGCCCTCTTCGGACTGCCGGTCCGCAAGCTCGGCATCGGTCTGGGGTGCAGCCCAAGCCACTTCGTCCTCCCTCAACGCAAGATGATCTGGAAACGCGCGCCGAAAAGCGTCGCGTCCTGTGTGGCAGGCGCGATGAAATCGAGCCGGTCGCCCGCGCTGCCAGACACGGCGGACGGAAAGCTGAACGTGGGCGCGCCCGTGGTCGTTGGAACGCGGATCGTCCCGATCGTCGTGCCGTTGCGGTTGACGGTGATATCGACGGCCGTTCCGGTCGCACCGACTGCAATCTGCCCGCGCTTGTCGGTGGACCCGGAGGCTATCGTGAAGCTGCGCTCCGGCCAGACCGACTGCACGTCGGACGCGCCGGGCTTGCCCGACCACCCGAAGGCAACGACGATGGGAGGCGCCACCCACGTCTTGTCGCCGCGCCAATATTGGTCGGTGGTGCCGGTGGCGATGGCTGGCTCAAACGACGACGCCGCCGCGGTCGCGGCCGTGCCCAGGCCCAGCGTCGTGCGCGCGGCTGCTGCATCCGCGGCGCCCACCAGCGACAGCCCGAAGGTCGATACGGCCGAGGCATTGAGCTTCGCGCCGATCGCCGTCGCCTGCGCGGTGCTGACCGGCTTGTTCGCGTCCGACGTGTTGTCGACGTTCCCCAGCCCCACTGCCGCAGCGTTCAGCGTCGCCCAGGCTTTATCGCCGCGCCAATATTGGCTTGCGCTGCCCGCAGTAATGGCTGGTTCGAACGAACTCGCCGCGGCGGTTGCAGCAGTCCCCAGGCCCAGTGTGGTGCGCCCAGTCGCTGCGTCGGCCACGCCGATCAGGCCAAGCCCGAAGGTGGACACGACGGAGGCGTTCAGCTTGGTGGCAATGGCAGCGGCCTGCGCGGTGCTGACGGGCTTGCCGGTGTCGGAGGTGTTATCGACATTGCCCAGTCCGACGGCCGTGCGATCGAGCGTCGCCCACGCCTTGTCCCCCCGCCAATATTGCGACGTGGTGCCCGCGGTGATCGCTGGCTCGCGCCCGGCCAGCACCGACGCGTTCACGGTCCATGTGGCAGCGCTGTTCGAGACGGTGATGTCGCCCTTGTTCCCGTCCGAGACTCCGCCGCTGCCGCCGCCTGCCGCTGCGATGCGGATGGTCGCCGCCGAGCCGTCGCCCTGCGGCGTCAGTGTGATGTTCGACCCAGCGATGAGCGTGGCGACGATCTGGGCTCGCACTGCGCTGCTGAAATCGCTGATCTGCGAAGACAGCGTAGACTGAACCGTCAGCCCGGATGGCGAGAGTGCCGACGCGGAATAGCCCGGCTGCGCGCCCGTGACGCTGCCACCCAGATACAGGTTGGGCTTGGAGCGGCGCTCGTTGAGCTCGTGGCTGAGCGCGCGGTCCCACGCCGTCTCCGCCATGATCATCAGCTCGCGCTGGCGGTTCGACGATTTGGTGATCGCCATGCACACGCGCGCAGCCACGTCGACGGCCAGCGCCGCGGCGAACAGCGGCGGAAAGCGGCTCGGGTCCGGGTCGGTCAGCGCAATGTCGGCCTGCGCATCGGCGAGATCGGTATAGAGCGCATCCGCCGCGACGATATAGCGAACTGTGCGGTCGATCGGCCGCCCCCAGCGCGCCTCGCTGTCATAGTCGTAGGAGGTGAAATCGATCGGCTCGCCGGTGGCTGGGAACACGCCCACGACTTGCCCGGTGGTGGGCAGCGCGTAGGCGAAGGCCCATTCGTCCGGGCGCCGGTTCGCCACCTGCGCGAGCGCCACCCGGTCGCGGGCGAAGGACCATTGTCCGCGCTCGACTGCTTCGTTGATCGCGTCCTGGTAGACGCGCGCGCACTCGCGCGCCTCAAGGCTGTTCTCGTCAAGCGAGGCGATCGCGTTGGCTGGCACAAGCGCCAGCGCGCGATTGCAAACGGTTACAGCCGAGGCGCGCATTGCACCCCGATTGTAGGCGTCAGTCGGCGGGCTGTTCCGCCAGCTGCACGTTCACGTTGGTCGATCCGCCTTCGACAAGCATCGCAGCCGCGGCCTTGTCTTTGGGATTGACGGCTTCCCACGTGTCCGCGGAGAGCATCGCACTGTCCGGCCAGTCGCCTTCGAACCCGGCGTTGACGATGGTGTCGAGATATTGCGTGGTCTGCAGCGCTCGGAACTTCGGCATAGCTGGTGCCTCTCGTTAGTAGCCGCCTACCGGCACGCCCGACGCGTACTGCCGGTTGGCCTGGCGGTTCTGATCCGCGGTGAAGGTCGCAGTGAACGTGCCTGCAGTCGGCGTGCCGACGACGGTGTAGCGCACGCCCAGATAGCGGGACAGGTCGGCAACCGGCACGCGGATGCGCAGCCATTCGGTGCCCGCCGTGATGCTGGCCACGGCGATTGCGCCGGTGCTGACGAGGCTGGTGGGCGAGCTGAGGTCGCTGTTGGCGCTGGTGATCAACTCAAAGTTGATGCTGGCGCCGCCCGCCACGCTCTGCGTGCAGATGATGACAAGCTCGATCGGGTCGCCTGCGCCCAGATCGCGCGCATTGCGAAGGTCGATGCTGTCGGTCGAGACCGCTGTCGCAGTGATCGCCTGGTTGAGGCTGACGGTGGATTGCCGGTCGATAAGCATGGGTCCGGTCCTTTAGCTGACGACGTTTTCGGTCGTGAGGAGCTGGTCGCACAGGCGCAGCGGGATGCCGCGAAACGACAGCAGCGGCTTGCCCTGCGCGTCTTCCACCATGTGGAAGCCCAGCGTCGGCTTCTCGCTCTGCTGAATGTCCGCCCACGTCCGCACGGCGCGGTTGACGATGAAGCACGCCTTGCCCGCCTTCAGGTTCGGAACCTTGTTCATCGCGCGGATGAACAGCCGCTGCAGGTTGACCGGCGATGCACCAGCAAGGCCCGGCACGTCGATATTGCAGACGCGGACCGCATAGCGCCAGTCACGAACGCTCAAGCCCAGCTTCCACTGATACTTGGTTTGATAGGCTTGGTACTTGCCGCCGCTGCCATCGTCGATTGGCTGGGACGTCGTCACGTCCTCATACTGCAGCCCGGCCTTCGATCCCTTGGGATACAAGCCGTGGACGGTCCGCTCGCCGAACACGACAAGCCAGAAGCTGGTCTGCTGGCCGTTGGTCGAGCCACCGGCGTTGATGATGTTGGAGCCGGACGCGGCAGACAGCGAATTGTAGCGCGGGCTGAGGCCCTGGATGCGTTCGGGGTTCGACGCGACCGAGCCGTAGATGACCGCCTGCGCGGCCTGCTGCGCCATGCCTTCGATGAACGCCACGTCCTCGCTCCTACGGAACAGCTTGGCGTTGTCGTTGATGTCGGCGAGGTCGCGGTCAATGATCGAGTAGGTTTCGAGCATACCGCAAGTGTCGGTGACGACGGCGGTGGTACTCTTGTTCTGCGACGCGCCCTGATAGAACAGACGCCACGTTGCCGACGGAAGCCCAGTGCGGACGGAGGTCTTGTGGCTGAGGCCCATGTTGGCCTCGATCATCGGCATGTCTTCCAGAAACTCATTGTTCTGGTTCAGAATTTCCGCGATCTGTAGCAGCGCTCCATCGTCGCTGAACCGCTTCGCAATGTCGATGATGGTTGCATTGTTTGCGCCGATGACAGCCATGACTTACTCCGCTGAACCCCAGGGGTTGTCCTTGTACATGCTCGTTGGGTCGACCGTCTGGGTGGCCGAGCGCGGCATCGTGCCGTCCTCGCTCACCAGCTTGCCCGCTTCTTTGAGGATACGGCCCAGCACCGGGTGATTGCCGAGCCGAGTATCATTCAGGAACTGGCGGAACTCGCCCGCGCTGGCTCCGCCCAGCTTGTCGATGGCCGTGGCGATCAGGTGCTGCGTCTCGGCCGCCCTGGTGCCGCCCAGTTCGGGGTCGGCGGTGAACGCATCCGCCCACGCCTTCGACTGCGCTGCCACCTGCTGCGCGAGAGCCGCCTGCGCCTGCGCAGCGCCGCGCTCAACCAGCGTCTGCGCAACGGGCAGCAGCTTCGACGCGCCCTCGTTCGACAGGCCCAGCTCCTTCAGCAGCGGCGTGGCTGCGGCCATCGCATCCGGGTCTAGCCCGCTCATGCCCTCGGGCAGCGTCAGGGCGTATTCGCCTTCGGGCGCGCCGTGGAGCGGGTTGGGGGCGGGAGCGTCCGGCTTGGTTTCGCCTTCGGCTCCCTTGGCCTCGGCTTCGGCCGCGGGCGCTGCGTCCTGATGCTCGTCGCCGCCCATGATCGTCGCCGCGTCGAGTGGGTCACTCGTCGTCGTCGTCGTCGTCGTCGGTGTCTCGGGCGTCGTCGGATCGGTCACGATTGCTCCTATGGAAGGTGGGCTCAGCGAAAATCTGGGAGACTCGCTCGGGCGCGGCGGCCCGCACGGCTGCCAGAATGTCCACCCCCATGTCCCTGCGGCCTGCGGCATATGCCGAGCACCGTTCGTCGGGACGGTAGGTTGCCCCAAGTATATCGACCGACAGCAGCAGGCGGGAGACGAAGCGGCGAAACTCGGGCCGGGCTGCAAGCGCTCGCAAATCTGCCATTTCCTCGCGCCCAAGCTGCGGCGCGCCACCTTGGTCGAGCAGGCTGGCAACCACCGGCTGGCGGGTTTTGGTTACGCCCAGCCGCGGTCTCACGCGGCGCTCCGCTGCTGCGCTTCGGCGAGCAGCTTGTAGGCCTGCGCCCCATCCTTCACCGCGGGCGCCATCTGCGCGGCCTGCGCCTGCAGCTCTTGGCTTGCTCGTGCCTGCCGCACTTGATCGACCTTCTCGTCCGAGCGGATGACGCGGGCGGGCGCTCCGGTGCGGCGTGCATATTCGTCGATGGCCTGGTCCGGATCGAGCTTGTCCGCAGCCTCGCGCCACACGCCCGCCAGATTGCCGACAAACGCCGCAGTGCGCTCGATCGGAGCCAGCCCGGCCATTTCCTGCAGCTGGTGCAAAATCGACGAGAACTTGATCTTGAGCGGCTGGCGGTGCAGCTCTTCGGGCGGCGGTGGCAGCAGCCCGGAGCGCCACGCAAGATCGAACGTCCGGTCGATCAACGGAATGAGCATCTCGTTATCCAGCCGGTCCATGACGGGGCCGAGCTGGCTCAACTTCTCCTCATTCCTTCGGGCGATCTCTTCCAGCGTGCGCGGCTGCACGCCCGGCATGTTGGTGATCGCGAGGAACAGGTCCGCGTAGTAGGCGCGGCTGATGCGCTGGTGGTAGCCGTCCACATCCACCTGGATCGCGCTTAGCGCCTGCGGCGGCACGGTCCACATCGGCCCAACCTGCCCGTCGTCGGCTGCGGCCACCGCGGTCATCTCGCCCGGCATGAAGCCGTTGTGCGCGGCGGCGAGCTTTGCCGGCCCCTTGAGGTGCGGCATCACGAGATAGTCCATCGCGTGCATCCGCCGCTTGGCTGCGTGCTGCAGCCCGCGCACGTCCTCCAGACTGATGCTGCCCGGCCCGGTGCCGTAGCTATCCGACCCCAGGACGTCCCAGCGCGGCGCGACGAAGGGCTGGCTCTCATAGCCCGACACGCGCAGCGGCATGTCGGTGTCGCCCGAACCCTCTTCGAAATAGACCGATCGGAACGCCATGTCGCGCGCGCTCTTTGAGCGGAGGTCGCGATCGTCGTTCGGCTCGATTGCGTGGATGACCGTGAACGTCGTGTCGGCGTTGCCGCGATCGTAGGCATCGCGCACCGTCTGGCGCACCTTCTGGCGGCCGAACATCGCCACCATTTGTTCGGCAGTCATCGCGGTTTGCCGGTAGAGGACGTGCGGCTCCAGCGCCGTCGAAAGCGCGATCCAATATTCGCCAGCCGTCAGCGGGAAAAAAACCGCCATGCGCTTGGGATGCTCGACGGTGACAAGCGACCCGGTTCCGAACAGACCCAGCTCGCCGTACACTGTCTTGGCGGCCGAATAGAAGTTGGTGTCCGCGAACAGTGTGCGCAGCCGTTCGGTATAGTCGTCGAGCGTCTCCTTGACCGGCCCGAACTCCGCCAGATCGTCATCAGCGACCGTCAGCTTGAACCATGGCATCGCCTTGGACGTGATGCCCGACGCCATGCCGTTTTGGAGCACGCCGCTCGCCCAGATTGCGTGGTTGTCCTTCAGCCGCCGGTTGCGCCGGTCACCACGGTTGGCGTCGCTTGTCAGGAAGCGGCTGCGGCGTGGCTGGCAGACCTGCGCGATGTCGCGCCACTCGCTTTCCCAGCCCCTCGCGCGTTCGTTCTTCAAGCCGACAAGGCGCTGGCGGCAGCGCTTGATGGTTTCGGCGTCCGAGAGCGCCACGTCAGCCCAGCACCGGCTTCGCGCCCTGCGTGGTGCTGGCGGGCGTGCCCAACCCGTCGGCCGACGTGAGGATGGACGCGCCCAGCGCCAGCCTGCGCCGCAGCCGTTCGTCGGATCGGTCGATCACGTCGGACGCGGTGGGTGCAACGGGTGCCTGACGCGTGGGCGGCGTGGGGACGTTCGGCGCGCTCAGGCACATGCGGCTAAGATCCAATCGGTTACGCGGCAGGCGCGCGTTTCGACAGGATTGTAGCCGTCAGTCCCTTGGGTCGTAGTCCAGATGCCGCCCGCGCGACCGCATCAGCTGCTGGAGCGCACCGGCCTTGATCGTGTCGATCGCGGCATAGACCACAGCGTCGCCGCGGTCGGGCGAGCGGCCGATGCGCTTCCTGGTTTCGGCCTTGGCCTCCACCTTGATCCCGCTTGGCCCATGGCTCCACCGCGGCGCAGCGAGGTCCGCGCGCAGCTTGCGATCGGGCGGCAGCATCGCCGGGTCCGGCCGCGACGGGTCCAGCAGTTCGCGCAACCGCCACCAAATGAGCGAGCGGAGATTGTAGAGTTTGAGCGCCGCGCCGTCGGCGGTGCGATCGAGCGTGGGCGACGCGCCGTTGACGCCCACTGACTGGATGCTCTGCGCACTTAGCCAGCCGTGCGTCGGGCCGCCCGGCCCCACCACGTCCACGTGGACGACGGCGTTGTCCTTGCGCAGCGCCAGCACGCGGCTGCCGGTCAATGCGCCGTCCGGTTCCGGCTGCCCGGTGAACACGCGCAGCTCGTCGAACCACACGCCATGCCGCCGCGCGATCACCTCGCGGTCCTTGCCGCCCGCCGCCACATCGACGCCGATGCTGTCCATTTCGCCGGGGTCGCGTGCGAGCTCGTGCCGGGGCTTCCACCGCGCCATCGCCGCGTCGATCCACTTGGTGGGGATGACCTGGAACGGATCGTCCTCCAGCCCGGCGCGGAAGTCGCCGTAGAGCATCTGCGACCGTAGCGGCTCGGGGAGCGCCATCAGCGTTTGCTCATAGCCCGTCGCCATCAGATAGGGGTTGTCGCTCAGGCGGGCGGGCACGAACGTTCGGCTGTGGGGCTTGATCGGCTGGCCGTTGCGCTCAAACGGCTCCGGGCCGTCCACCTCGACGTCCTCGCCGTCGATCACCGCGAACCAGCGCAGCTCGCCAGGCTGGGCGGGGTTGGGGTGCATGTCGTCGAGCCACGGAGCGAAATAGCGGATCACCCACCGGCCCTCGGCATTGGTGGGCGGGTTGAACGCCATCACCGTGCGGACAGGCTGTCCGGGCGTGGTTGTCCGCACCCAGCCCATCAAAAAGCGCGCCTGGGACTCGAGAAAATTGGTTGCCTCGTCCAGCCCGAGCAGATCCTTGGGCTGGCCCTGATAGGCCGTCTCGTCGCCGGGATGCGGGGTAGAGCCGAACGATACCTTGCGGTCCGGCAGGCGCCAAATCTTCGTCTGCCGGTTCAGCCCGGCGCTTCCGCCCAGCAGCTCGGTCATGCGGTCGATGATGGCGTTGAGCTGGGTCGCCTCGCGCCGGAAGATCGCGCTGTTGCGGTGGCGCGTGAGCGCAAGGCCCAGCAGCAGGTCCGTCTTGCCGCCGCCCGCCGATCCGCCATAGCCCAGCACGTCGGCCTTGCTTTCGTAGGCGACCGTTTGGGGCCCGTGCAGTGGGGACCATAGCGGGCCGGTGGGGAGCGCCAGCAGCCCTTCCAGCTCGCGCCGTTCGTCATCGGTGAGCCGCGGCAGCAGCTCGGCGATTTCAGCGGGGTTCACGGCTGATGCGGAACCTTCTCACGCCGTCTCCACCCGCGCCTTGGCGCGCGCCATCAGCTCGGCGACGCGCGCAGCCACGCGCTCCGGGTCCATGTCCATCAGCGGCTTGTCACCGCTGGTCACATCGAGGCGGTCTCCATAGCGCTTGGGGGCGAGCTTCGACGCGCGCCACTTGCGGGCATCCACTTCAACGCGACGATCCTCCGGCGTCAGCGACTTATCGGACGCCACGTCAAGAATGCGATCCGCCTCGCCAAGCATCTGCACTTCGCGCGCGCGTGCGTATCGCTGCTGCTTGTTCTGGTCAGTCAGTGCTCGATAAAAACATCGCACTGACGGCATTCCGGTCTCTTTGCAGACCGCAGTGATACTTTCGCCTTCTTCGATGCGCTGGCAGATGAGTTCAAAATCCGAATCGGTAATCACTGTGGCCTCCATCCGCGTTTGACTGCGAGTGCGACAACTGCGTCTGCGTCTAGCCTCATCCTGCCTACCACCCATCGTTTGCCGCCGTGGAACAGCGCGTAGTCCGGCCCGCCGTCCCACACTGCATCGAGCCGCTGGGCGCGGAGGTAGTTGAGGGCGAGCTGCACCTTCCGCGCGGGTCGCGCCGTGGGTTTCGGTGACGGCCCGCCGCGGAAGACGGGGAGAGTGTCGCGGGCAATTCCGGCCATGTCCAGCCATTCAGTGAGCCTCGGCCTGCCGACGCGGTAGTGGCGCATGAGGGCGTTCAGGCTCATCAACTGGGCGCGCCCGGGCAGGTCTGCGGGTGGCTCGGGCTGGGCTGGTTGGACGGGGCACTCGTCCTGCCAGCGGCGCACGCGGGTGCTGCTGGCGCGGTAGTGGGCGCAGAGCGCGCGGATCGTGCGGAGCTGCCGGGCCTGGGCTGCGAAGTCGGGTGGGACCGACCGCTTAGGCCGCATCGGACGTCTGGGCGCGCTTGGGGCGGCACGCTGGGCAGCGGCGCGATGTGTCGGACCGCAAGAACCGGCCGCCGGTGAAGGTGAAGGGCTTGGCGCAGGCCGCGCAGTCCATTCGCCACGTGACAAGCTGGGATGCCGAGCCGTCTTTGCGGGTGTACGGGTCGACCGCTGCGACGGTGGCGGTCCTGCCGCCGATCGCGAGCGTGTCCCCAACGCTCAGCATCCTTTGGGCTTTGACCGAGAGCTTGGGGTCCGCCCACGCCGAACAGCATGATGCGGTCCGCGGCAACGTCTCGGCCGGGAGATCGACGGCGACGGTGCCCGCGCCGCCGCAGGTCGGGCACTCGGTCTTGAACCTTTTGCCGCTGACCCAAGCGTAACGCTGCCCGGCATACTCGATCACCAGCGGCTCGATGGACGCGAGCCGAATGCGATGGTGGAATTTTTTCATCCCCGATCCCCAATCCCGGATGAGCCATTCCCGGCTCAAGATCGGTGCATCGACGGTAGGGGGATATCTCCTCCTACGGAGGAGAATATATCCCCCTAACCGGTCCATGCTGACCGACTTTCGGGAAACTGCATCGACGCACATTGCTTTGCATCGACGCTCAAGCGAACGTCGATGCAGCCGGAAAACCGTGGCTTTTCCGCTGTTTGGGCGTGTCAATGCGTCTCTGTAGAAGGCGAACCGCATTGACACGGCATTCAGCGTCGATGCAGCCTCGGGCCAAACTGCATCGACATGCATCGACACCCGCAAATGCGTCGATGCACAAACCACTCCGGTTACAGCGCTCGGCATGGTCACTCCCCAGTTCCCATGCCTCTGGCGCCCGCGCGGCGGCCGATCCGCACGAATATGGTCTTCATCCGGTTTTCATTGTCACGTCCTTCCTCTTCTTTCAGCCATCCTGCCTCGATTAGAGACGACAACTTGGCTTTGATCTCCATGCGCGCCTCAGGATTACTTGCATCGAGGTCCAGCGCCTCGGCGACCGCCAGCCCCGCCCAACGCGCCTTGGAGCGCGGCGAAGCCTTCCAGTCGCCATCGCCGATGCGCGCCTGCACTGCATCGATCGCCAGCATGGTTAGCTCATCGTCGGCAGGCCAGGCCCATTTGCGGGCCACGCCGATGCTGTCTCCATTGTCGAGTTCGACGCTGTGAAGCTGGAACCAGTCGGCCCGCTCGGCCTTGGGCGACATGTTGCGCTTGCCGTCATCGATGCGGACGTAGGCCCACGCGCGCTTCGGGTCGATCTCGGCGCGCTCGGCTTCCTCCTTCGTCATGCCGTTGAGGCAGCGGACCGAACGGACCGCGCCCGCCATGGCCGATCCGCCGCGGGCGCTATCGACCGTCACCTGCTCGCCGTTCAGCTTGCGGACGTGATGGATGAGGTCGATCGCGCAGTTGCCGCGATGAGCGACCTGCGCCCAGCCCTGCTTCAGCAGCGCGTCCATGCCGGCATTGTCGTTCTCGGTTTCCAGGCCGTGTGACGACACGAACGGGTCCACGGTCAGCACGTCGATGCGTATCGTGCGGATGACGCGCACCAGCTCGTCGACCAGCCCGCGGTCGATCACCACTCCGTCGGGGCCTGACCGGCCGATGATGAGCGGCTGATCGAAACCGGAGGATACTAGCAGCCGGTCAGCAATGTCGCTTTCGTGCAGGCCGAACTGCTTGGCGGCAGCGCGCCAGCGCCGCTCCAGCTCGTCAGAATCCTCCTCGAGATTGTACAGCCAGACGCGCATCGGCTGGGCGGGGATGTGGTGCAGATAGCACTGGCCCGACGCCATGCAGAGCGCTTCCGATATGCTGAGTGCGGTCTTGCCGACGCCGCTTGGCGCAATCGTCAGCGACACGCGCCCGCGCACCAAGTGGCGGCCATAGAGCCATTCGCGCGGCGGAATCGCGGCCTCGTCGCGCCAGCGGACCGGGCGTGGATCGAGCGTCGCGGACGGGCGGATCGGCAGCGGCTGCCCTGGGGGTTCGGCTCGGCTCGCCATCATGCTGCAGTCTCGGCAGCCGCGCGAACCCATTCGTCGTGGAAGTCGTCGCCCGGTCGATCAGGCACACGAATGCCGGTCACGACGCCATGCTCGATATAGCGTTCCGCAAGCGCACGCGCGGACGCGACCCCCTCGCCGCCGAAATCGGGGAAGCGCGGGCACGGCTTGTCGCTATCGGGGAGGTCGTTGTCCGCGAAGATCGTCAGGCGCGCGATGCCGTCCAAGAGCGGCAGGCGACGCATCCGGCCTGCATCGGCGCACGCAAGCAGCGCGTGGCTCCAGCCAAGCTCGATCAGCGCCAGCCCGGTCTCGATACCCTCGCACACGCCCAGCTCGGCGTCGGGCTCGCTGACGGGCCGCAGCCAGATCCCCGCGCCCTCGCACACGCCCAGCATGGCCTTGGCGACCTTCTGGCCGCTAGGCGTGAGCGCCGTGCGGTGCACGCCGGTGATCCGCCCGTCGATCAGCGAGCGCATGGGCGCGATCATGCAGGGCAGCAGGCGCCGCGCGCCGCTGTCGTCCTTCTTGAACGGCGCGCGGGGGTGGAAGCGCAGCCAGTCCGGGCACGGCAGCGCGCGACCGCGCAGATAGCGCTCGGCGAGCGTGCCCGCGGCCGGGATGGACTCGTGCCACATAGCCACTGCCAGGTCGGTGTAATTGGCGCGCGGTGCGGGCGGGCGGGTGGTGTCGCGCACCGGCTCGATCGTCGCGCCCAGATCGTCCTTGATCCAGCGCAGCGCCTCGGCGACGCTGCACTTCCGCTCGCGGCGGATCAGGTCCAGCACGCCGCCGCCGGCATCCTCTTCATGGCTGAACCAGGTGCCGCGCTCGATGTCGATCGAGAGCGACCCCTTGCGACCATAGCGCCAGTCCTTGGGCGTGGAGTGCTCGCGCACCGGCTCGCCAAGCAGCGCGCGCGCAACCGTCGGCATCAGCTTCCCGATGTCGCCGCGCTCGGTCATTTGCGCACCTTCTCGCGCTCGCGCTTGGCGGCGCGGGCTGCGTCGGCCTTGGCGTTGCGGGCAGCCAGCGCTGCTTCGATCGCGCGCTCTTCGGGCGATCGCGGCGGGCGGTCGCCGGGCGCGCCAATCAACAGCCCGTCGGAGTGGCAGGCGGTATCGGCGGCGATAACGCCGTCCTTGCAGGCAATCGTCGTCATTGGGCGCGCACCCGCCCGCCTTCGGGCCAGCCCCAGCGCGTCAGCGCGTCGAGCGCATCATTCGGCGTCTGGCACAGCGCCCAGCTGAAGCCGCGCGCGCGTAGCTCGTCGCGCCACCAGACCTGGTTGGCAGACAATCCGGCGCCGCCATCGGGGCGCTTGCATTCAAGGAAGCCGATGCGCCCGCTGCGGCCGAACAGGATGAGATCGGGGAAGCCTGGGCGGAAGCCGTCGCGCTTCAGCGCCTGCATCTGCTTGGCGCGCTGCGTGGGCGTGCCTGCCAGCTCGGCACCGTTGGCGACGTGGACCGCGATGACGCCAGCCATGTTGAGCATGGCGATTGCGGTGCGCTGGACAGCGCGTTCGGGGATGCGCGGCTTTGTTTTCCGCCCAAAAGCATCCACAGGCTTTCTCGCGCGTTGCCGCTGCGGCGCGGCGCAGTCGCCGGGCGGCTGAAACAGGCTGGCGGCGGGATCATGCTTCGCGGGGGCAATGTCGCGGCTGGCCTCGCCCGCGTTGACGCTGGGCGCAGCATGATCGGATGACGCGCCGCCGCCGGTCGCGCCTGAGAGGTCGAGGGGCCGCAACTGAAGCATCAGGGCTTCTCGCTGTGTGGGGTGGCGCGCCGAGGCTGACCCCGGCGCGCGCGGGGTTCAGGCTGCAGGCGTCTCGGCCGCGGGTGCGGCCTGCGCCGGGGCGACGCCGTCGAGCGTGGCAGCCGCGGCGTTCAGGTCCGCCGCGATCTGCTCCAGTTCCTCGCCGTCGAGGCTTTCCTCAGCCAGCTTGGAGACGCGATCGGCGATCGCAGAGACCGAGGTTTTCACGTGCGCGACGGCTGCGTGCAGGTCTTCGAGTGCTTTGCTCATGGTGGTCAGTCTCCGGTTGATGATGAGGAGGCCGCCAGCGACGGCGGCGAAGGCCACGGCGGAGAACACCGCCGCGTTCATGACGCGCTCCCAGGCGCGAAAACTGTGGACAAGTTGACAGCGGCGCGCGGACGCCCATGTTGTGCCGCGTGAACGATCAGCGCGGGGGCGATGAGCGTGGTCATGCGGCGGCAACGGCCTCGGAGCCGGTTTCCGCGCGAGCTATGGCGGCGCGTCCCCACTCTTCAGCGGTGAACACGCCTGCGGCGATCAGCTTTGCGGCCGTGCTCTCATCGGGGAACCGGGCGCCGCTCTCCACGCGGCTCCATGCCGCTTGCGTGATGCCAACCTGCGCGGCTGCTGCCGCTTGGGTAAGCCCCGCCGCCTCGCGCCACGTTCGGACTGCCTGATCTATGCGCATGGCTGTAATTCATACCGAAAGGGTATATGCGCGCACAAGGGGCTATGCCGTTCCGGCTCTACGCCCGGCCATGCCGTTGCGGCATATGCGATCAGTGGCGTTGAAGGGTCTCAAAGCTGCCAGGCTGGCCAAGGGCTACAGCCAGCGCGAGGTTGGCGACGCGCTTGGCGTCGAGCAGCCAACCATTCAGCGCTGGGAGGCCGGAAAGCGCAGTCCGTCGGTTGAGGAAGTCGATGCGTTGTCGCGCCTGCTGGGCGTTACGGCGGACGCGCTTTTCGGGAGAACGAACGAGGTGCCGGTTGTCGGCAAGGTTGGGGCGGGCGGATCGGTGCTCTTCGAGGACGCCTATCCGCTGGACGAGGGCTTTGATCGCGTGATCCGGCCGCCCGACGCAATGGGCGATTTGATCGGGCTTGAAATTGCCGGCGACAGCATGTGGCCGAAGTTCCTAGATGGCGAGATCGTCTACATCAGTCGCGACCGCGACGGCGTTGATGCCGATTACGTCGGCTCGTTTGTGGTCGCGAAGCTGGCCACCGGCGAGGTCTATCTGAAGCAGCTGGCCCGCGGCTCGGCGCCCGGCCGCTACACGCTCCGCTCGCTGAACGCGCCCGACATGGAAGACGTGGCGGTCGACTGGGCGACGCCCGTTCGCGGGACGCTCTCGCGCTGGGGGAGAAGGCTGTCGTGATTAATTTCAGGACTGGTCTGCTTGAATCGCTGGCGGAGTAGACAAATTCGTGGGCGGAGTTGTCGATATTATCGGCATGGGAGCCACGATACTCGCGACGGCCTTTGGGTTGGGATACCTATCAGATCGCGCGCTGAAAGCACTTCGCAGGCGCTGGCGCATTCCCGGAACAGTCGACACTGTTCTGTGTATAGGGTCACTGTATATCGCTGGTAGTTACTACGTGACTATTTGGTATTTCATCAGGCATGGGCTGGTCTGGACGAGCTCTGCTGAATGACTGCCGCCCGGCGCGGCAGGCACCGAGCGGCACAAATACCGTAACGGCATAAACCCTCTTGACGCACGATACCGCATCGGTATGTTAGCCCCATCGCCACCGGCTGACGGGCCTTCCGCCCCCGCCGCGCTGGCGGGTGGAGCGGGATATGGTCTTGGCTTTCATGGACGCAGCGACCCGTCCGGTTCGCGTCGTCGACATCTATGCTTACGGTTACGGCGCGACCATCATTGACTCGCTGACCGATGCGTTGGCCGATCTCAACAAGCGCCAGTCCGAAGCCGCGCAGCTAGCGCACCAGCGCTCGGCCTCCGCCACGTCCGACGTCGAGGCCGCGTGATGGTGCGCGCCGATCCATTGGACCGCGCGTCCTACGAACCGCGCGAGCTTCCCGGCTGGGCCACGTCGGCCACGCACGTTCCGCTGCGCTTCGTCGCGCGGCGGCTGCGTGGGGCGCTCGCCCGCCAGCCCCGCAGCTTCGACCTCGCCGATGGCCTCGCCACGGTCGAGCGGATGCGGCGGCAGGGCTTCGCGGTCGCTCCGTCCGAGCTGGCCGCGAGCGTGGTGCACCGCGCGGACCTGTATTGCCGCGCTGCGGCGGGGCGGGCGCAATGAGCCTGCTCGACGGCACGGCGGCTGCCGACGCGCGCGAGCTGGCGCGGCTCTTGTCTACGCGTCCCTTGCCTGCCGACGCATGGCAGGCCGAGCAGGCGGTGCACCGCGCGCTGGAGCTGGTCCGCGCCGCGCTGGGCGATGCCGAGGACCGCCGCCCTCGCGGCCGGTTCGAGGCTTTGGCGGGCGAGCGTGCGGCGCAGCGGTTCGCGCGGCGCGTGTGGAGGCTTCCATGATCCGCGCGCGCCCGCTCGATCTTTACGCGCTGGGCTATGAGGCCGAGGCAACGCGCCAAGCCGACGCCGCAGCGCAGCGCAAGCGCTGCGCGCACCGCCGCCGGGCCGCGCGCCTGCGCATCATGGGCAGCGTGTCGATCGCCACGGCCTGCCTGCTGCTGACGATTGCCGCGAGCGTCGCGGCGTGGAGGCTCGCATGATCCGCCGCCCCGCGCTGCGGCTGGTCGCGCCTGACGCGCCGCCGCTGATCGTGCCGCGCTACCCGAGCCGCTTGGCCCAAGTCATCAAGGATGCCGAGACGATCGGCATTGTCCGCCTCGCCGACGGCCGCCCAGCCTATGAGAGGAGGAAAGGATGAGTGAGGAATATTACTGCGATAGCTGCAAGCAGTGTTACCCGGCAGACCCGGATGCTGCCGCCCGCGCGGCCCTCGCCCACTTTGAGGGGCTGCGCCCATGACCTATCTGATCGAAGCCGAGGCCGTCATCGCGCTCGATATGCGTATGGCGATTGACCGGCTGGGCGCCGAGCGCGCGGCCGAGCTGTTCGAGGGCGAGCGCGCGGACTGGGAGGCCCAGCAGTGGGCGCGCCAGCTCGCCATGCCGTTCATGCAACGGCGCGACGCACAGCGGGAGATGGGGCTGTGAGTGCGGTCTATCACCCGCAAGTCATCCAAGGTTCCGACGAGTGGCACGCGATGCGTTGCGGCCTGCTGACTGCCAGCGAGATGAGGCACCTGCTGACCCCGAAGCTGAAGATCGCAGCAAACGACAAGATGCGCGCGCATCTGTGCGAAATTGTTGCTCAACGGATCACGCGCTTTGTTGAGCCGCACTACATAGGTGACGACATGCTGCGCGGCCACGAGGATGAAGTCTACGCGCGCGAGCTCTACTCAGAGCGGTTTGCCGATGGCCTTACCGTTAGCGAGGTCGGGTTCGTAACTAACGACAAGCTCGGCTTCACCGTCGGCTACAGCCCGGATTCGCTGGTGGGCGGAGTGGGTCTGCTTGAGTGCAAGTCGCGAAGACAGAAGTTCCAGGTTTCGACCGTGATCGAAGCCGCCGTTCCAGAGGAACACATGATCCAGTGTCAAGCTGGCCTTTGGGTGTGCGATGACCGCCAGTGGCTTGACTTCGTGTCATACAGCGGCGGCCTTCCTATGGTCGTGTTCCGGGTCTACCGGGATGAAGCGGTGCAGTCCGCAATCGTTGATGCCGCCCACGCTTTCGAGGAAGCGGCAAAGGTCCGCATCGCTCAATATTACGACAATCTGACACGCATACGGTCGCACCCGACCAAGCGCCGGGTTGTCCAAGACATGTACGTTTAATGAGGCCGCAGATGGTGGACATGACGCAGTTTATTGTGGCGAAGAGCGATCAGCTCACCGCAGACGATTTGATGGGCGGTCCGAAGGTGCTGGTGATCCGAAAGGTATCGGCCAACCCGGACAGCGCGGAACAGCCGATCAGCATGTTCTACGAAGGCGACGATGGGAAGCCATACAAGCCATGCAAGACGATGCGGCGCATCATGGTCGCGGTGTGGGGGCCGAACGCTTCCAAATACGTCGGCCGCGCTCTGCGGGTGTACCGCGACGACAGGGTACAGTTTGGCGGGCTTCAGGTAGGCGGCATCCGCATCAGCCACATGAGCCACATGAGCGAGGGCCAGACGGTTGCCGTGATGGTGACGCGCGGTCGCAAGGCGCCGTGGAACGTGCAGCCGATGGACATCCCGTCTGCTCGGCAGCCCGCCCACAATCCCGAAACCGGCGAGGTCGGTCCGGCGCCGCGTCCGCGCACGGCCACGGTTTGGCTGGCGGACCTGGAGGCGGAGCTGGGCGCGTGCGAGCTGGTCGCCGACGTGGACACGATCCGGTCGCGCGAGGATGAGGCGTTTGCGCGCCTGCTGGGCGGCAGCCCGGCGCAGGCGAAGATCGGCGAGCGCGCGCTCGCGGCCGTCAACGCCGCCCGCGAGCGGCTTGCGGAAGGAGCGGTGGCATGAGCGACCAGGACGCATGGGCAGCCGACGCGCGTGCGGCGCCGACCTACAAGGCCGCGCTGGGGCTGGGCGGATGAGCCGCCGCGCCAAATGCCTCCAGCCGATTGGTGCGGAGTGCACTGCACCCAAGACGGGCGTGTGCAAGCTGTGCCAGCCTGACGCGTGCGCCCGCCTGAGCGAGGCGTCCAAGCGCGCGTGGGCCGACCCTGAGGTTCGCGCCCGCATGAGCGAGGTGAGGAAGCGCGCGTTGGCCGACCCTGACGCGTGCGCCCGCCTGAGCGAGGCGTCCAAGCGCGCGTGGGCCGACCCTGAGGTTCGCGCCCGCATAAGCGAGGCGACGAAGCGCGCGTGGGCCGACCCTGAGGTTCGCGCCCGCCTGAGCGAGGCGAGGAAGCGCGCGTGGGCCAAAAAGGCCGTGCGGGCAGCGGGCCTGCCGCTCGTCCGCGGGCTGGTGGACGCAGCGCGCGCTTATCTCGCGGCGGGCGAGACCGTCGAAATGACCGCGTGGCTCCTCGCTGAGGACGTCGCCGACCAGGCTGTCGCAGCATGACCGCGCTGCGCTCGCTGCGCTGGCCCGACGTGGCCGCGGCCGCGCTGGGCGTCGTCGTGCTTTGGGGGGGCGACTGGGCGCTCGCGGCGGTGATCGGATGATCGCGCACCTCGAAGCGCGCGCAGCAGCGGCCGCCGACCGCGCGGCCGAGCTCGGTGCTGCGCCGAGGCGCTTCTACCTCTCGCACCCCGATTGGGCGGTGCTGGCGCGGCACGCAGCGCCGCGGACGATCGCCAGCCCGGGCGCGGCGCGCGCCCGGGGCGCTCCAGCCGAGACGCTCGAAGCCAGCCTCATCGGCCTGCCAGCCCGCCCGTCGCGCCGCGCCCGCCCGCGCAGTGTGCTGTTCTGCGCCGGCGGGCGCGAGCTGGGGATGCCGGTGCGCGGCTTCCCGCCGCCGCGAGCCGAGCTCGACCGCGTGCGCGCGGCCCGCCTCGCTTCGGCCTTCGTCGGCGGCGCGGCTCGCGACTTCGTCTTGCGCAGCCAGGGCCACTGGGCGGCGCTGCTGGCGCTGTGGGAGGCCGAGCTGCACGGGCGACCCTTGAGCCCCGCGCAGCTGCGCGCCCGGCTCGACGGCCTGTCCACCCCCGAGCGCGTGCTCGCCTGGCTGGAGGCGAACGGCCATGTCGTGCGCGTCGCCGATCCGGGGGTGCCGCGGCTGGTGATCCTGCGCCTCAGCCCGGCCGCAGCAGCTGCGATGCGGCGCCATTCGGACGCGCTTGTCGCGGCGCTCGACGCTGAATGGCACCCGCTCGCCGAGGTCGAGGCCGAGGCTCGGCCAGATCTGCGCGCCGACCTCAGCGCCGACGTGCGCGCGGCGCCGGCGGAGGCGCGATGACCCCGCCGCGCCCCGATCACAGCGTCAAGCAGGCCGAGCTGATCGAGCGGCAGCCCGTCGAGCTGCACGTGCCGGGCGAGCTGCACCGCTGCCTGCGCTGCGGCCACGCAGCCCATCTTGTCGGCCGAGCCGTCGCCGAGTGCG